TTGACGCGCTTGTCCAAGGCCAGACTGACACGCCTGTTTCTGGAGGAACTGAATGACGAAGCGCTGGAGCACCTGCGCCATGATTGGCCGCTTTGGGCCAGGCTAAAACAGCGTCCGCCGCTGTGCGATTGGCGTACGTGGCTGATTTTAGGCGGTCGGGGAGCTGGCAAGACGAGAACTGGCGCGGAATGGATCAAGGGGGTGGCGCTCGCTGACCCTCATCAACCTGGCCATTCCGGCGGCCGTATAGCGCTTGTTGGCTCCGATGAAGCTGATGTTCGCTCGGTAATGATAGAGGGCGAGTCGGGATTATTGCGGCTGCATACAAGGTCTGAAAGACCCCTATGGTACCCGTCAAGACGCGAGCTAATCTGGCCAAACGGTACCGTAGCCAGTGTGTTTTCTTCCGCTGACCCCGAGGGGCTGCGCGGCAGTCAGTTTGGTGCGGCTTGGTGTGATGAGATATGCAAATGGCGAAACCGACAAGCCACCTGGGATATGCTCCAGTTTGGTCTGCGCATCGGTAATAGTCCAAGGCAAGTTGTAACGACGACACCAAAGCCCATAGGCCTTTTGAAGAAATTGCTGGCTGATCCCAGTACCGTAAGCGTTCGCGCACCCACCAGGGAAAATGCCGCAAATCTGGCCGGTGAGTTTCTCGCTTATGTGGAGGCAACTTACGGGGCTACCAGTCTTGGTCGCCAGGAGCTCGAAGGTGAAATCATAGAGAGTAATGCCCATGCGTTGTGGCGACATCACGCATTGGAAAAGGGTCGTGTGACATCGCCGCCTAAACTTGGGCGTATCGTCGTGGCCGTTGACCCGCCTGCCAGTTCTAACAAGCGTTCTGATGCGTGTGGGATTGTTGCCGCAGGCGAAGGACGCGATGGCTATTTTTACGTGCTGGCCGACGAAACGGTACAGGGCGTGGGGCCGGATCGCTGGGCGGCACGGGCCATTGGGCTATACCATGAACTGGGAGCGGATCTGGTGCTCGCTGAAGTCAACCAGGGAGGTGATATGGTGAAAACCATTTTGAACACTCTGGATCCAACCGTTCCCGTGCGCGGTGTCCACGCTAGCCGGGGCAAGTGGTTGCGCGCAGAACCGGTGGCCTTGCTTTACGAACAGGGCCGCGTGCGCCATGTGGGCTGCTTTAAGCAGCTGGAAGATCAGATGTGCGCCTTGGGGCCCGATGGTCGCTCAAGGGGAGCGTCCCCCGACCGCCTGGATGCGTTGGTCTGGGCAATAACAGAACTGGCCCTTTCAAACAGGGCGACACCGCGCGTTCGCCGCGCCTGAACCTTGGAAGAAAAATGAACCGATTTATGAACCTGCTGACAGGCGGTGGGGCTAACGCGCCTGCCCGTGAAACAAAGGGTGTGAACCCACTTGGGCTGGTGGCGTTTCACACCCACGGCACTGCCCATTGGAATTTTGGTGACGATGTCTTGTCCGCCAGGGCCGCGTTCATGCGCAATCCCATCGTTTATCGCTGTGTGCGCATGGTGGCTGAAGCAGCCGCATCTATACCCTTGAAAGTGTGTGAGACAGGGACCGATTGTGATCAGCATTCGATTTTGGAACTGCTGCAAAGACCCAATGAGCGCATGGGCCAAAGCAGATTTCTTGAGGCCCTGTATGGCCATCTTATGCTGTCAGGCGAGGCGTATGCACTGAAGTTGGATGTTGACGGTCGGGTGCGAGAAATGCATGTGCTTGATCCCCAGCACACCTCTCCAGTGAAAGGTGACGATGGCTGGCCCATTGCCTGGAACGTCGATCAGAACGGACAACGTATCCGTTACCAGTCGCAGGAAGTTCTCCAGCTTACACTTTTTAACCCTGTGGACGAAACGAAAGGGTTTGCGCCGGTACGCGCTGCCTTGAAAGCGCTCGACACCAATGAGGCGGCTGTGGTGTGGAACAAGGCCCTCCTTGATAATTCTGCACGGCCTTCAGGCGCCCTGGTCTATACCTCGCCCGATGGCGGCAATATGGATGAAGAACAGTTTGATCGTCTCAAACGCGAATTAGAAGATGGCTATACCGGAGCCTCCATGGCTGGCCGCCCCATGCTGCTGGAAGGCGGGCTGGATTGGAAAGCCATGGGGTTCAGTCCAAAGGACATGGATTTTCTGGAAGCCAAGAATGGTGCTGCACGTGAGATCGCCCTGGCGTTTGGTGTCCCGCCCATGTTGCTTGGTATTCCAGGCGATAATACTTATGCCAATTACCGCGAGGCCAATACCGCTTTTTGGCGCCAGACCGTGCTGCCTTTGGCAAAACGTATGGCGGGCGATCTTGGACACTTTTTATTACCCAATGGGTCTGCCCTTGTTCTGGAAACCGACAGCGTTCCCGCTTTCATGGCGGAGCGTGAAGCATTATGGGCAAGGGTAGGGGCCGCGCAATTTCTCACAGTCAATGAGAAACGCCGGCAATTGGGTTTCGAACCTGTGGCAGGAGGAGATGAGCTCAATGTCTGACGCTGCCGTTCATACGGCCCATGGTCTCTCAGCCATGCCTGAAACGGGCTGGATTTTCATCGCCAAAGCCCTTGGCGCCAGTGCCGGTTCGGCTGTTTCCATCGCTTACATGGTACCCCGAGGGCGCAGAGAAGCCGTCTTGCGTCTGGTGATCGGAATGATCACTGGCATGGTGTTTGGAACTACCGTGGGATGGAAGTTGGCCGATTATTTCAGTGTGGCTGACCGTATTTCATCTTTCGAAGTCGCCCTTTCGGGTGCCGCTCTTGCCAGCCTGTGTGCCTGGTGGGGATTGGGCGCATTGGTGCGCATTGTCGGTCGTATCGGGCGCTGATTTTCAGAAGCCGCGCACGCCTCAAGAAATGGAGAATAGAATGAAGAAACGCGATTGCCGCTGGCAACGCGAGCGCAAGTTCGTGCCCGTTTCCCGGGAAGACGTAAAGCTTGATGGCCGCTTCTCCGGTTATGCCAGTGTATTCGATGCTGTGGATCAGGGTGGTGATGTCGTGGCGCCAGGTGCGTTTGCTGCATCTTTGAGCGGCAGGCCAGCTTCTGACGTAAAGATGCTTTTTCAGCACGACCCTGACCAACCGATCGGTGTGTGGACCCGGATTGAAGAGGACGCCCGAGGCCTCCACGTGGAAGGCCGCATCACACGCTCCACCGCCAAGGGGGCGGAGGTCTTGGAATTGATGCGCGATGGGGCACTTGACGGTTTGTCTATCGGCTTTCGTACCAAGAAGGCGAGCAAGGATGCAGGCAGCGGTGTGCGCCGGATCCTTGAGGCTGATCTATGGGAAATTTCCGTCGTGACGTTTCCGCTGTTGATGGCGGCACGCATTGACACTGTTAAACATGCGCAAGGGGTTGGCGAGCCGCCAAGCCTTCGCGAATTGGAACGTTGGCTCACGCATGACGCTGGGCTCTCGCGCAGCCAGGCCCGGGTGGTACTCGCCGCAGGCTATGGCGCCCTATCCCGTAAGCAGGACGCTACGGGCCGTGAAACGCTTGCCGACACGATCCGGCGGGCAACCCGAAGCTTTCATCCAGGAGTTTGATAGACCCATGAAAACCCATTTAAAACGCGCGCCCGAAGCAAAGGCGGCAACCGGCGATGCCCAATCCGTCGCCGAATCCTTCGAAGAGTTCATGGAGGCTTTCGAAGCCTTCAAACAAGCCAATGATGAACGTCTGGCTCAGGTAGAGTCCCGTGTTGGCGAGGACGTGGTGACGATGGAGCGCATAGAGCGCATTAACAGCACCCTAGACGAGCAGAAATCTCTCATGGACCGATTGATGGTTAAGGGCCGACGCCCTGGCGCTTCAGCCGGTGAAATGCCAACGAGCCTGCGCTCGCTGGAACATAAGCAGGCTTTCGATTCATATCTGCGCGGTGGCAGGGAAGATGGACTACGCCGTTTCGAGGCTAAGGCGTTGAGCTACAGCAACGACGCAGACGGCGGATATTTGGTGCCCGATGAAACGGCTACCGAGATTGGTCGTCGCCTGTCCAACGCATCGCCCATCCGGTCAATCGCCGGCGTACAGACTGTGTCCTCGGCTTTGTTCAAGAAGCCGTTTGCAATTTCAGGCCCTCAGACTGGCTGGGTTGCCGAGACCGATGTGCGCCCTGAGACGGGCTCTCCAGCGCTATCCGAATTGCAATTTCCCACCATGGAGCTTTACGCAATGCCAGCCGCGACTGCTGCATTATTGGAAGATGCTGCGGTAGATGTGGACGCATGGCTTGCTTTGGAAGTGGAACAGGCTTTTGCCGAACAGGAAAGCGCTGCGTTTGTAAACGGGGATGGTGTTAATAAACCGCGTGGTTTCATGAGCCACCCAACGGTTGAGGATACCAACTGGTCCTGGGGCAATCTGGGTACGGTTTCGACCGGTTCGGATGGTGCGTTTGCGGACTCCGATGTGCTGATTGACTGTATTTACGCACTCAAAGCCGGCTACCGTCAAAACGCAAGTTTTGTGATGAACCGCAAAACCCAGGGCGAAGTACGTAAACTCAAGGACAGTGACGGCAACTACCTTTGGACGCCGCCTGCAGCTGCCGGTCAACAGGCAATGCTCATGGGCTTTCCAGTGGTCGAAGCTGAAGATATGCCCGATATCTCCGTTGGTTCCAACGCCATAGCTTTTGGTGATTTCTCCCGCGGTTACCTCATCGTCGACCGTGCTGGCGTGCGCATCCTGCGTGATCCGTATTCGGCTAAACCATACGTTCTCTTCTATACCACCAAACGCGTGGGCGGGGACGTGCAGGACTTCGATGCGATCAAGCTGATCAACTTCGGCGCATAGGAAAAAGCGGGTTTTTCCTCCCGAACCCGCTCTTTGAAGGGTTGGACCATCCCCTTTGTGGTGACCCTCATCCATGCGCCAAACGGCGGCCCCGCCTTCTCTCTGGCGGGGCCGTTTTTCCTTCAAACACCAAAACCTAAGGATGTCCCATGAGCCTGAGTGTCGTCACTCCGCCGGCAGGAACTGCAATTTCGCTTGACCATATGAAGTCCCATCTTCGCATCGAGCACAGCGAGGATGACGCCACACTGCAAGCACTGATCGCTTCTGCCATAACCCATGTTGAGAAAGCTGCGCGCAGTCTGCTTGAGACCAGAGTATTGCGCCAATACGCGGATCTGCTTCCAGCCAGCGGATGTTTGATGCTGGAGACATGGCCGGTCGAGAGCATTGAAGCGGTCACAGTATACGATGGAGATGGTAATGCGACCTTGCTTGAAGATAGCGCTTATCGTCTGGATAAAAGTCACGCCCCTGCTGCCTTGATTTTCAGTGCGCCACCTCAAGGTGTTGTAGCTTTTGAAGTGGATTTGCGCGCCGGTTATGGTGCCACGTTGGAAGAATTGCCTGCCGATCTCGTACAGGCGGTTCGTTTGCTCGCCTCCCATTGGTACGAATTTCGTGGGGCAACCACACCAGACATGGCCGACTCTTTCATACCCAAGGGGCTTGAAACCCTTATCCGCAGCAAGCGGGGCAGAAAGCTATGAACCGCTCTTATACACTCGACGCAGGTCGTTTTAATCGACAGCTTTCCATAGAAGCTCCGGTGGAAACTGATGATGGCTGCGGGGGCTTCGTCACCCTGTATGTGGCGCAAGGCTCCGTATGGGCACATCTATGCCCTCTCAAGGCTGCCACTGAAGTCTTGGCAGATAGCAACACTGTCGTAATCACCCACCGCGCATTCATGCGGTTTCGTTCAGACATCACTGCTGGCGTCCGATTGATCAGCGGGTCGCGGCGGTTTGATGTGATTGCCACACATGATCCCGATGAGACCCATCGCTACATCAGATGCGATCTGGAGGAGAAACGCTGATGATGCGCCTCTTAATCAAGCTTATTCCAAACCGCTTTCGAAGAAGTTCGCTGCGTAATAGCGCGGTGCAAACCTCTTCCAGGCGCTATGCCAAACCTAAAATTCGCAGGAGGAACATGCGATGAGCGCCGCCATATCCTTGCTTGCCCATGTGCACGCTAAGCTCATCTCTGATGGTGAATTGACCGCTTTGCTTGGCGGTCCACGGGTTTACGATTTGGTGCCTTCTCGTGTGCGTCCGCCATACCTAACTTTCGGTCCAAGCGATCATCTGGACTGGAGCACTTCATCGGAGGAAGGCGAGGAGCATGCAATCGTCATCAATGCCTGGTCTCGCAAGCGCGGACGCAAGGAAGCACTCCAAATAGCAGCTGCCGTAAAGACGGCATTGGCGGATCTGCGTGGCCAGTTAGGCGATCAGATGCTCGTTAATTTTACCCATGAATTCACCCGTGGAGAACGCGATGAAGAGGAAGGGCTGTTCGTCGCCCGCCTGAACTTTCGTGTGGTGACTGAACCCATTCAATCTAGCTCTTAAGGAAAACACGATGACAGCTCAACGCGGTAAGGATTTACTATTAAAAATCGCTGACGGCACAGGTAGCTATACGACCGTGGCCGGTCTTCGGGCGAAACGTCTGGCTTTAAACACGGAAACTGTGGATGTGACAGACTCAGAGTCCGCAGGTCGATGGCGTGAACTGCTGGCTGGCGCAGGAGTGCGCCGCGCTTCGCTTTCGGGCAGCGGAATTTTCAAAGACGCCGACAGCGATGAACGAATGAGATCGCTCTTTTTCAACGGCGAACTTATTGATTGCCAGATTGTTGTTCCCGACTTTGGCGAACTGTCTGGCAGCTTTCAGATCGTGGTCCTCGAATACGGCGCCCAGCATGATGGCGAGATCACATTCGAAACCACATTGGAATCTGCCTCTGCAATCGCATTCCAGGCGGCAGCATGATGGCTAACAGTGTGCGCGGTGAGATCGCTGCCAAGTTGGACGGCAAGCCTTGGACGCTTTGCCTGACGCTTGGCACCTTGGCCGAGCTTGAGAGCGCGCTGGCCGTTCGTGATCTTCAGGCCTTGTCCGAGAAATTTTCAAGCGGGAGGCTGAAATCCAGCGAACTACTCTCGATTATCGCTGCTGGCCTCAAGGGCGGCGGCCATACGCTCAGCGCCGATGAAGTTGGCGAGATGCGCGTGGAAGGTGGGATCGCCGGTTATGTGGATATCGCGGCACGTTTGCTGGCCGCCACGTTTGGTTCGGAAAACGTTCAGTCATGAAACCAGGCCTGATGCCCTGGCAAGATATGCTGGGTTTCGCAGTGCACGTTCTGCATCTGTCGCCTACAGCGTTTTGGACGATGACACCGGTGGAGTTCAACGCCTGTCTTGCGTTTGTAGAAGGCCGTCGCCCCACAATATCGCCGAACCGAGATGAACTAAACGCATTGATGCAACGCTTTCCAGATCAAAGGAACAGGCCATGAGAGAGCAACCGGTCGATATCTCGGTCAGAACCGACACACGAGGCTTTGAAGACGCGTTGGGCACACTCACCCAACTGACAGAAAGCTTTGGGCAGACGTTCGTTTCAACCATGCGCAGGTCCATTCAATCGGGTGATGGCTTTAAAGATACGCTGCGTTCACTCGGGCAAAGGCTGTCAGACCTGGCTCTTAACCAAGCTCTAAAACCGCTGGATAATTTGTTTACCAACCTGGTCTCGGGAGGTGTGTCGGGACTGTTTGGAGGCGGCGGGCAAACAGCTTTGCCAAACCCCATGACAACGGGATTGTTTGCCAGTGGTGGTGTTTTTGCACCCGGCGGTCTGGTGCCATTTGCCCGTGGTGGTGTGGTTTCCAGTCCAACCCCGTTTGCATTTGGCCAGCGGCTGGGCGTGATGGGCGAGGCGGGTCCAGAAGCCGTTATGCCTCTGACCCGAGGGGCCGACGGGCGTTTGGGAGTGGCCATGCAAGGGGCTGGATCCGGGAGTAGAGGGCCCGGCATTGTTTTTAATATCTCCACCCCCGATGCGCGAAGTTTCGAGCGTTCGGAAGGACAAATCACAACCCTGCTGGCTCGCGCTGTTGCGCGCGGCCAACGGGGCCTTTGAGGTTAGCCAATGTCAAGTATCAATGCCTTTCACGAGATACGATTTCCTACAGATCTGGCACTGGGGGCCACGGGTGGCCCGCAGCGCCGCACAGAAGTGGTGACCCTGGCTTCAGGATCTGAAAAGCGAAACAGCCGATGGTATAACTCCAGACGTCGTTTCAATGCCGGTTATGGCATTAAGACCCTCGCCCATCTCCAAGAGGTGATCGCGTTTTTTGAGGCACGCCGGGGCAGGCTGTTCGGCTTTCGGTTTCGTGATCCGCTGGATTGGAAATCAGCTTTTGGAAGCGGGCAGGTGCGACCGGGGGATCAGGTCATCGGTGTTGGCGATGGTATATTGGATGAGTTCCAGCTGAAAAAGACATACGGCTTTGGAGAAGATGCCTATGTGCGGGTAATCACCAAACCGGTTTCCGCTTCCCTGCAAGTTTCGGTGGATGGTCTGTTGCAGGATACAAATTCATATGAGCTGGACGATACCACCGGAATGATCACGTTCGAACCTGGCTCCATCCCACAAAGTGGTGCGTCAGTCTTGGCCGGTTTTGAATTCGACATACCCGTACGCTTCGACACGGATGAGATATCCGTGAACCTTTCACATTTCGAGGCCGGTGATATTCCCTCGATCCCGTTGGTGGAATTACTTACATGAGAACACTCAATGAGGGTCTAAAGGCCCATCTTGAAGGCGAAACCACCACGCTGTGCCGCTGCTGGCTTATCAAACGTAAGGACGGTGTGACCCTGGGGTTCACCGACCATGACCGCGATGTGCGGATCGCTGGCACGCTTTGTGAGGGTGACACGGGCATGGATGCAAGCGTCACGGAAGAGCAATTGGGGTTTGCAATCGATCAGACCGAGGCCAGTGGCGCTCTTTCATCAGATCGCATCACCGAAGAAGACATCATGGCTGGTTTGTACGACGCTGCGACAGTCAGCATCTATGTGGTTAACTGGCGCGAGCCGGAAGAACATGTGTTGGAGCGCATCCTACATGTGGGTGAAATAAAACGGGAAGACGGTCGTTTTCATATGGAAATGCGCGGCTTTCTCGCCAAGCTTGATCAAACTGGCGGCCGCCATTTCGTACGGCGCTGTCAAGCCGACCTGGGAGATCATGATTGTGGCATCGATCTTGGACGCTCTCAATATCGGGGTACGGGAACCGTGGAACGGGTTAATTCAAGACTGGGCATTAGGGTGGAAGGTATAGGCGAATTCGCCAAAGGCTGGTTCCGGCAGGGTGTTTTAACTTGGACCAGCGGGCGTAATGCGGGGTCGCGGATCGAGATTGCGGAGCACACAAAGGTTGGTAGCCGGGCGACGCTTCAATTGTGGCAGCCAATGGCATTGGAAATCCAGGTGGGCGACAGCTTCACCGTAACCGCAGGCTGTGACAAGGAGCCTGCAACCTGTAAGGCCAAGTTTGCCAACTTCGTCAATTACAGGGGATTTCCGCACATGCCGGGCGAGAACTTCGCCCAGGGGTATGCGGCAAACCAGGAAGTCCTCGATGGCGGGCCGATTGTAACCCCATGACTTATTCATCTTTGCACCAACGCGTGGTCCAAGAGGCCAGGCGGTGGATCGGTACGCCTTATGTGCACCAAGCGAGTGCCAATGGGCATGGTGCTGACTGCCTTGGTTTGATCCGAGGCGTGTGGCGTGGACTTTATGGCACCGAACCGCAAGCCTTGCCTGCCTACACGGGCGACTGGGCTGAAGTGAGTGGCGAAGAGACCATGATCGCAGCAGGCAAGCGTTGGTTTGATACAATCCCGCTGGAGGCCATGCGAGCAGGCGATGTGGTCATCTTCCGCTGGCGTGATGGAATGCCTGCAAAACACGCAGGTATTCTCACGGGCAAAAGCAGTTTTATTCACGCCTATGAACGTGCGGGCGTAGTCGAAGTTCGTCTCGCCAAAGTTTGGCGCTCACGAATTGTTGCAGCGTTTCGTTTCCCTGTTTCACCAAATCTTCCCAAGGTAGGTTTTTGATGGCGACCGTAGTTTTATCCACCATCGGTTCGGCAGTTGGCGGGGCCATTGGCGGCCCGTTTGGTGCGGTTATCGGCAGGGCGGCAGGTGCGCTGGCTGGTAGCGCGATCGACCAAAAACTATTTGGCGGTGGCGAAGATGTGCGCATTGAAGGGCCGCGGCTTGAGGGTACGCGCTTCCTCACATCTTCTGAAGGCGCGCCTATCCCCAAGGTTTACGGCCGAGGCAGACTGTCAGGTGAGATCATCTGGGCCACCAGGTTTGAAGAAAAAGCCACCACTGAAACCGTGGAAACGGGAGGTGGTGGCGGCAAAGGCTCTTCAGGTGGCGGCGGAAGCACTACGACACGCACGACTTATAGCTATTACGCCAATTTCGCCGTCGCCATATGCGAGGGGCAGATAGCGGTTCTCAACCGGGTTTGGGCCGATGGTGAAGAACTGGACCTCACGAAGATCGATTATCAACTGCACCGGGGCAGTAGATCTCAAGACCCTGATCCTCTCATTGAGGCAAAGCAGGGTCTCGCTAATACGCCAGGCTACAGGGGTACGGCTTACATTGTCTTTGAGGGGTTGCCTTTGGAAAAATGGGGCAACCGCATTCCCCAACTCAGCTTTGAGGTGATCCGGCCCGTAGGCAAGCTGGAAAAGCAGATCGAAACCATCACGGTAATCCCCGGTGCCACTGAGTATGGCTATGACACCAGGAACATCACAACCGGCGGCGGGCAAGTGGAGTTTCGTTCGGAGAACCGGCACATTACCTATGCGGGCACAGACTGGAGCGCCTCCATGACTGAGCTTTTGCGCCTGTGCCCAAATCTGAAAAGAGTGGCTTTGGTCGTAGCCTGGTTTGGCACCGATCTGCGCGCTGGCAATTGCCGATGCCTGCCCGGGGTCACACAAAAACTCGGTGGCGCCGATTGGCAAGTTTCTGGTACTGACAGAATAAACGCATATGAAGTCACACGCACGAGCGGCAGACCTGCCTATGGTGGGACACCTGATGATGAGTCCCTGGTTCGCACCATACAATATTTAAAAGACCGTGGTCTCAAGGTTACACTTTATCCCTTTTTGATGATGGACATACCCTCTGGTAACGCATTGCCAAATCCAAAGGGTGGAACGGGCCAGCCCCGTTATCCTTGGCGCGGTGAAATCACATGTCATCCCGCACCGGGAGAACTCGGCACAGTGGACAAGACGGGAAGCGCCAGAACTCAAGTAAGGAATTTTGTGGGTAACGCCACCGCGGGGCAATTCTCGTGGAACGGCAGAACAGTGCGCTATAGTGGCAATGAAGCCTATTCCTACCGCCACCTCATTCTCCATTATGCGCGTCTTTGCCAGGCCGCAGGTGGCGTCGATGGATTTTTAATCGGCTCGGAATTGCGTGGCTTAACGCGAGTTCGCGACGGGGGAAACAAATTCCCGTTTGTGGAAGAACTTATCCAATTGGCAAGCGACGCCAAGTCCATCCTGGGGCAGGGAACTGAGGTAACATATGGAGCCGACTGGACGGAGTATTTCGGCTACCAACCCCAGGACGGCACGGGAGATGTTTATTTCAATCTTGATCCGCTTTGGGCAAGCAACAACATTGATGCAATCGGGATCGATAATTACATGCCTTTGGGCGATTGGCGCGAAGATGGCGATCCGGTGGATGAGGATGTGCGATCTCCCGCAGACCGTGATTATATCGCTGCCCAAATGGCTGGTGGCGAAGGATTCGACTGGTATTATCGCTCCAATTCGGATCGTACGAACGGTGTTCGAACACCCATAACCGATGGGCAAGGTGAGCCATGGGTGTTCCGCTACAAAGATCTCGTTTCCTGGTGGTCCAACGAGCACCGTGATCGCCCTGGAGGCGTGCGTCGCTCAAATCCGACAGCCTGGCAACCTTTCTCTAAACCCATTCACATGACCGAGATTGGCTGCCCCGCCGTTAACAAAGGCACAAACCAGCCGAACGTTTTCTTTGATCCCAAATCCGATCAATCTGCGCTTCCATATTTTTCAAACGGCGGTCGTGATGACCTTATTCAACGCCGTGCTTTGGAAGTGACGTTCGATCATTGGCGGGAAAATGCAAACAATCCTTCGTCCCCTGCCTATTCAGGCAGAATGGTGGATGTTTCCAGATTGGCGCCCTGGGCCTGGGATGCTCGTCCTTTCCCGCGCTTTCCAATGGATCTGGACGTGTGGAGTGACGGAGATAACTGGCATAAAGGCCATTGGTTGAACGGCCGATTGGGCGGTTGCCCGCTCAATGATCTGATTGCTTGGATTTTAGACGAATACGGTATCAAAGATGCCATCATTGAAACTGATGGGATCGTCGATGGCTATATCTTGCCCCAGCAGACCTCTGCGCGCCGCGCATTGGAGCCCCTCTTATCTGCTTTTGACATTGACGTATTCGAACGGGACGGCAAGCTTCACTTTGTACAGCGCGCGTATGCTGATGAGGGCTCCATTCCCTTTTCAGATATGGTGCAGGAGGATGAAGAACCCCTACGCAAACGCATGCGTGCGAGCGAAACGGAGCTCCCTGCCGAGGTGCTCGTGACCCACGCCAGCGTTTTTGGTGAATATGAAAGTACCATTACCAAGTCGCGCAGGCTGAGCGGTGACAGTGATCGTCAGGTGAGTGTCCAACTTCCAACCGTCATTCCTGAACAGACGGCCTTGGAACTGGCAGAAAACCGCCTTCGTATGGACTGGGGCACTCGGGAAGAGCTGGAAATCACCCTGGCCCCCAACCGTCTAGATCTCAGTGTAGGAGATGTGGTGGAGGTGGCAGGCGAGCAGGACAAATGGCGCATCGCTTCATTGGAGCTTTCCGACAGGCAACGCGCGCTTCTCCGTCCTGTCCCTGAGCTTTCATCCACTGGCACACAAGATGATTTTAGGCCCTACAGAACGTCCAGCCCGGTCGTCTTCGGCAAGCCCGAAACACAGCTTATGGATCTGCCACTTTTAAGGGACCCTGACATCAATCGTGATCTTGTTCATGCCAGTGTTTTTGCAAAGCCCTGGGCTGGGATTTATAGGCTGACATCTTCCGTAAGTCTTTCAGGATTTGAAACCAGGGATGACGCGGATTTAAGGGCTCGTATGGGTGAATTGGTCGCGCCGCTAGGCCCCTTTGGTTCCCCTGAAAGGGATTTTCGTAACGCCGTGGAACTCACTTTGTTCAGTGGCAATCTAGCTTCGGTTGATACTTTGAGCTTACTCAATGGGTCGAACGCAGCTGCTGTCAAATCTTCTTCTGGTGAGTGGGAGATACTACAGTTTGAATCTGCCCAATTGCTGGAAAGTGGCAATTGGCGCTTGACCGGGTTGCTGCGTGGCCAACTAGGTACGGAAAACGAGGCGCTGGCGGGCGCATTTGCCGGAGCTCCATTTGTTCTGCTGGATCAGGCGGTTCAGCCCGTGGAGTTGCGCAACAGCGATGTGGGCATCCCAATGAATTGGCGTATAGGCCCAGCCCGAGATGCCATCTCCGCAGACAGCTATCAGCAATTGGCATACACCCACGGTGGACGCTCTCGGCAAATGCTGTCGCCTGTACATCTGGCAGTGAGGCAGTCTGCGCAAGGCGAAATGGTGTACAGTTGGACCAGGCGCGGACGCATGGATGCAGACAGTTGGGATAATCAGGAAATACCCCTGGACGCACGTGCGGAACGTTACCGCGTCAGGCTTTTCGATAACGCGGAAAATCCGGTCCAGGAAGTGATCGTTAGCGAACCGTACTTCCAATATCCAAGCGCCCAGCGCAACGAGGATTTTGGTGTGGGTAATACCCCCGCGTTCTTTGATGTGGCCCAACTAAACGATGCAGAACTGCCGGGGATCTCCGCAAGGCTCGAACTTTGGAACACCATAATTTAAACTGGAGAAATAAACCATGACCGATGAAAAGACTTGGTATGAATCACGCACGATCTGGGGCGCACTGATAGCGGTGGCGGCCTCTTTCCTTTCAATGACTGGCATTAGTTTAGACGCGCAGATGCAGAGCGAACTCGCCGATATTGTCATTCAGGCAGTGGGTGCGGTGGGCGCGCTTATGGCAATTTACGGCCGCTTGTCAGCAACGCGCGTCATAGCCTGAGTGCTGATGTGTCCATGGCTGCCGCAATCGCCAATATCTTTCTTGCCCTTTCAAGATTGCTTCAAATCGCGCGTATCTTCGCGCAGCACCGCCAGGACAAGAAGCAGGAGAAGCACCGTCAACGGGCCAATGAGTATGAAACGCTCATCGAGGCCCTCAAGGCCCGGCGTACAAGTGTTACTCATGCTAATGACGCTGCCGGCATGTCAGACGACGGGTTCCGCCGTGATTGAACGAGGCTGGCAGTGCTATGCTTTTGAACCAATCCGGTGGTCCCGTGAGGACACTCTCGAAACGCGTCGTCAGATTATTGCTCATAATTCAGTATGGAAGAAGCTGTGTGAGGAGCGTTGATTATTGATTGTGTGCAGTGTGGTTCATTTGTGGTTCAGTCATTGCGTGTTAAACGAACAATCATGAAACTGTTGTTTGCCATTTTTCTCGTCATTGCATCGCTGGGAGCAGCTGTTCAGCCCGTTCAGGCCCAGGGCTGTGATGCACGCGCACGTGCGATCGCGTCTGAAATTCCAGGCGGTCAGCTTTTGTCGGTTGACGCAACCACCAATTCATCTGGCGCCACTGTATGTGTTGCGCGCATACGTGTTGCTCAAAACGGCAAGCCGCCGCGGGTGGTTACCCGTCGTTGGCAGCCATAG